TGAATATGTAGACCCAGCTTATATGGTTTATTCGTATACGGAGGATCCATATTTTCAAGATGTATATTATGTAGGGGAGGTTAAATTCGTTCCTTTAAACGAGCTTAAAAAGCAGTTTCCGAACCTAACGCAAGACCAAATGGAAGAGATCCAACAACAAGGTTCTCAAAATTGGGGTGTATGGAATAACAATATAAGTAATATGTACAACAACAATCGTGATCAAAACGTTGTACAAATATTATATTTTAATTTTAAAACCTACATGAATGAGGTTTATAAAGTTAAAGAAACAGCAACTGGAGCTACAAAAATTATAGCAAGAGATGATTCTTTTGATCCGCCTAAAGAAATATTTGAAGAGCAATTTGGGAAAATGCAAAGATCTCTTGAAGTATTATATGAAGGAGTTATGGTATTAGGTAGTAACATTTTACTTAAATGGGAAATGGCTCCTAATATGATGAGACCAAAAGCTGATGAAACTAAAGTTAAATTAAACTACGCTATCACAGCTCCTAGAATGTATCAAGGCAGAATAGAATCTATTGTAAGTAGATGTACAGCGTTTGCAGATATGATTCAATTAACACATTTAAAATTACAGCAAGTATTACAAAGAATGATACCAGATGGTGTATATTTAGATGCTGACGGTTTAAATGAAGTTGATTTAGGTAATGGCACAAATTATAATCCGCAAGAAGCATTAAATATGTTTTTTCAAACAGGTTCTATTGTAGGTAGATCTTTTACGCAAGAGGGTGACATGAACCCGGGTAAAGTACCTATTCAAGAAGTTGCAACTGGTAGCGGCGGCCAAAAATTACAAACATTAATATCTACTTATAACTATTATTTACAAATGATAAGAGATGTGACCGGGTTGAACGAGGCTAGAGACGCAAGTTCACCGGATTCACGAGCATTAGTGGGAGTACAAAAATTAGCAGCAGCTAACAGTAATACAGCTACACGACACATATTGGATGCTGGTTTATATTTAACACGAGAAACAGCAGAATGTTTGTCTTTAAGAATATCTGATATATTAGAATATCACCCAGCCAAAGAAGCTTTTATACAAAAAATTGGCGGTTTTAATGTTGCTACATTAAATGAAATGAAAGATTTGCATCTTCATGACTTTGGTATATATTTAGAATTAACACCAGACGATGAAGAAAAAGCTATGTTAGAAAACAATATTCAAGCAGCTTTATCCGGAGGCTTAATAGATTTGTCTGACGCAATAGATATTAGAGAAGTTAAAAATATTAAGCTTGCTAATCAACTATTAAAAGTTAGACAAAAGAAAAGATCAGAAAGATTACAAAAAGAGCAGCAAGCAAATATAGAAGCACAAGCTCAAGCAAACGCACAAGCTCAGCAAGTGGCAGCTCAAGCGGAAGTTCAAAAAGATCAAGCTATGTTCCAAACTAAATCACAGTTAGAGCAATTAAAATCTCAATTAGAAAATCAAAGAATTGGTATTGAGGTTGACGCTAAAAAACAATTGATGGCTTTAGAATTCCAATACAACATGCAATTAAAAGGTATGGAAGTTGATAAGGGAGTTGCTAGAGAAAAAGAAATTGAAGATAGAAAAGATCAAAGAACAAGAATACAAGGAACTCAGCAGTCAGAAATGATTGCGCAAAGAAAAAACGATTCACCTCCTAAAGATTTCGAATCTAGTGGAAACGATATTATGGGTGGTGGTTTTAACTTAGGTGGATTTGAACCTAGGTAATTATTTACATTAATTTTATAATATTATATCATGGCGAAAGCACAAAAAACAGAAGGTAGTTTTAAAATAAAAAACACCAAAAAAGCAAAAGAAGCTGAAGTTAAAGAAGCTCCAGCACAAACAGGGCCAGCTGTTATTAATGAAGAGACTGGCAATATAAAACTTGATTTAACTAAAAAACCAGAACAAGATGCCGATACAAAGCAAGAAGCAACAAACGTGGTTGATGATAAACAAGCCGAACCTGTACAAGAAGTGGAAAAAGAAATACCACAACAACCAGAGCCCGTTCAAGCTGAAGAATCCGTACCTGAAAAACCAGTAGAGGAAACTGTACTTGAAGAAATAACAGAAGAAAAGAAAGAAGAGATTACGCAAGAGGTTACACAAGAATTAAAAGAAGATGTGGCTGAGGCGATAGCGGAGCAAAAAGAATCTGGTATAGAATTACCTGAAAACATTCAAAAGGTTGTAGACTTTGTAAATGAAACAGGAGGTAGTTTAGAAGACTACGTAAAGCTAAATACTGATTATGATTCATTAAATGAAAATCAACTATTAGCAGAGTATTATCAAACATCGAAACCTCATCTTGATAGAGACGAAATTAACTTTATTATGGAAGATAAGTTTTCTTATAATGAAGATGAAGACGATGAAAAAGATATTAGGAAAAAGAAAATAGCAAGAAAAGAAGAGCTTGCTAATGCAAAAAATTATTTAGATGGATTAAAATCTAAATATTATGCAGAAATAAAAGGCGGTAGTAAATTATTACCGGAACAACAAAAAGCGGTAGAGTTCTTTAACCGATATAATAAAGAACAAAAAGAGCAATCATCCGTAGCTAAAAAGCAGACTGATGCGTTTTTAAATAAAACAAACCAAGTTTTCAATGACGAGTTCAAAGGTTTTGAATATAACGTCGGCGATAAAAAATATAGGTTTAATGTTAAAGACGCAAACAAAGTCAAGGATAGCCAGAGCGACATAAATAATTTTGTCAAGAAGTTCTTGAACGAAAATAATGAAATGTCAGATGCTTCCGGTTATCATAAAAGCTTATTTACAGCTATGAATCCAGATCAAGTTGCAAAACACTTTTACGAACAAGGTAAAGCAGATGCAATTAAAGACAGTACAACAAAAGCCAAAAACGTTAAGATGGGGGCGAGAGGTGTCCATTCAGATGTTAAGACTGCCAATGGTTGGAATGTTAGATCAGTTGGTTCGGGGAATGATAGCAGTAAACTTAAAATTAAAACATTTAAACATTTAAAATAGTAAATTATGGCAGCACCAGGATTTGCAGTTGCGCCACCAACGTTGGCCAACTTAGCACATTTGACTCCAAGACCCGTACAAGGTTTATTTGGTGATAACTATTTATCACTAGCCGATATGACTTGGACTCAACAATTTTTACCTGAAGTTTACGAGAAAGAAGTAGAGCGTTATGGAAACAGAACGATTACTGATTTCTTAAGAATGGTAGGGGCAGAGATGCCTATGGCATCAGACCAAGTAGTTTGGTCAGAACAAGGAAGATTACACATTGCATATGATACAGTAGAATCAAATGCACCAGGCGCAGGCCCGGGTGGACAAACAATTTCATTACCTTCTCCGGGAGCTGATGGAAACGTACCACTTTTAGGACCTGGTATGACTTGTGTTATCGCACTTGGAAACGATACAAATAACATTTACATTAATAGTTTAGCAGGACCTGTTGCAGGTGGTTTGCAAACATATAATATTGATGTATATGATGACGCTAACAACGTACTAGATGTAGCCCTTCAAGGAGCTGCTGCAGGTGGGGAGTTAAGCTTATTTGTTTTCGGTTCAGAATACAAAAAAGGATCACCAGAGGGTGGAAATTCTATTGATGCTTCCTTTACAAGTTTTAGTAATCAACCAATTATCATCAGAGATAAGTATGAAGTAAACGGTTCAGACGTTGCTCAAATCGGATGGGTTGAAGTTACTACTGAAATTGGTACAGGTGGTTATCTATGGTACTTAAAATCTGAGCACGAGTCTAGAATTAGATTCGAAGATTACTTAGAAATGAGTATGGTAGAATCAAAAAATGTAGAGCAAGTGGTAGCAGGTGTACCAGGCTTTACAGGATTCCAAGGTGGAAACCTACAAGGTATGCAAGGTTTATTTGCTACACTAGAAGAAAGAGGATTGGTATATAATGACCCAGCATTTGCAGAACCTGCGGGAGCTGCTGGTGGTTCAGGAATCGATCAGTTCGATACTATTCTACAAGAGCTTGATAAGCAGGGAGCAATTGAAGAGAACATGTTATTCTTAGACAGACAAACATCTCTTGATATTGATACTATGTTAGCACAGCAAAATTCTTACGGAGCAGGTGGTACATCTTACGGTGTATTCGATAACTCTGAGGATATGGCACTTAACTTAGGATTCTCTGGTTTCAGACGTGGAGCATATGACTTTTACAAAACTGACTGGAAATATCTAAATGACTCTACAACTAGAGGACTTATTGACGATATTAAAGGTGTGTTAGTACCAGCAGGAACTTCTACAGTTTACGATCAACAATTAGGACAAAACATTTCAAGACCATTCTTACACATCAGATACAGAGCTTCTGAAGCTGATGACAGGAGATTAAAGTCTTGGGTAACTGGTTCAGTTGGTGGTAACTATACAAGTGACGCAGACACAATGACTGTTAACTTCTTATCGGAGAGAACAATGTGTACGCAAGCCGCTAACAACTTTGTATTATTCAAAGCTACTTAGTAGTAAACTAATGTAAGGAACGGGTGTCTTCGGGCACCCAATCTTTACTTTTTATTAACAATTATATTATATTATATCATGGCTAAAACAGCAACACAATGGGAAGTTAAAGATAGACTTTATAAACTGACCAAAAATAAAAAACCTTTAATATTTACCATACC